GATAATAACTAAAAGATCGGTGTCCTCTAAAATTCTAAATTGATAAGCAAAGTTAGTTGTACTTGCATTACCATTGTGGAAATTCTTAATAATAGTTGTAGATACTGTCATGTCTTAAAAACCTTTATTCTTTATTGAGGGTTTTGTAAATAAATATTCTTGGTTATAATCCTTTTTCATTCTTTTTTCTACTCTTTTTAATACACCGGGAGACATAGTTTCCATTATTTGATAGCCTATAATATAATCAAATGCAGTTTTTAAATAAAATAAATTTGCAAAAGGTATATTTTGACTTACTGCTCTATAAGCTGCTTTACCTGCTTTACCACCTTCACCACGAATACCATAGTTTACAGCTAATAAAACATCAGCAATAGTTGTAGCACCCGGTCCTACAATTCCAGAAACAATACTACCAGAATCTCTTTGTTCTCTAAATAATACATCACCATAAATACCAAGTCCACCACCTTGAGCAGCTGCTGCAAACCAAGTTGATTTTAATCTTGGATCACGAGGTTCTTTACCTTTTAATAAATCTTTTAAAGACATAGCAACATAACCCATCATAACAAGAGTTACAAAAGTAGCTCCCATTCCTCTTATTCCTCTACCTATATCTTGATTTGGTCCTTTTTTTATAAACCCCATTTCTCTTCCACCAACCATATTAACAAGAGCCATTGGAAAACCTTTAAATTGACCTAAAAAACCTATAGCTTCTCCCATTCCAGTTCCTTTTAATAGTCCTTGTGTCATCACTCCTTTTACTCTAGCATCTGGTTGAATTACTGCATGAATTGATCTGTCTATTAAAATTCCAGATACAGAATATTTAAAATTTGTTTTTTGTATTTGTAGTTCTGCTTTACTTAAATCACTTCTTCCTAAAATTCTTTCCATATCAATATCAGAAATATTATCTAGTTCAGAAATATTAATAAATTCTCTTCCATCACTTGCTTTAGTCATTGCTTGTTTTCTAATAACATCCCATTTTACAGAATCTATATTGTAAACATTAAATAAATTTTGTAGAGGTTTATTTAATTCATTTAATTTTAAATTTTTTTGTTTAGCATAATAGTTAGCCATTCCTAACATTGCGTTTTCTTTTAAAGTATTAGTCCACCAAGTTAAAAGATTTAACTTAAAAAATGTTCTTTGAATATCTGTCATGCCTTTACTCATATTATCACCTACTTGGCTTCTACTAGCTGTATCAGTAATTACACCATCTAACATAAATCCTAATCCTTCAGCTATATCTTTAAATTCTGGTGATTGCCTAATTTGTGCAAGAGCCGCCATTGCATCAGCCATAGACCCTAAAAATACATCACCTTGGTGTTTCATTTCTGATCCATAAATTGCTAAATCGGCTGTAGCAGAAACTGCAGCACCACCTAATTTTGATACATTTCCAATACCTCTTCCTATTGCTCCAAATCTTGCTAAAGCAAAATTATCAACTGTATAAATAGAACCATCTACAACATTCATCCATTTTTTAAATGGTTGAAAACTACTTATGGCTTGTGTGTTTCTTCCTTTTTCTATTAAAATTTGCTGAACACCTAATCTAATTTTTTCAAAATTATCCATAGGTTTACTTCCAAGTCTATCTATCATTCCAATATTTCTTCCAGCTGTCATTATTCCAGAATAAAATGCTTCTTGTAAAGTTCCAGTTCCAAATTTTAAATGATAATTAAACCAATCATCTGCAGTTTTGTAATGTAGTATTCTTTTAGCACCAGCTCCTTTTGCATAATTTCTTGAACCATAAATACTACTAGCACCTTCAGCCATTTGAATTTTATTACCAACTAATGTATTATAAACATTAAGCATAAATGAATCTATATTATCTGCATTAGCAAATGTCATATCTCCATCCAAACCTTGCATTGCAAAATTTTTCCAAGCAGTAAAATTTTTGTTATAATTTATATCTGTACCTTTTAAACTTGGATCAACTTTAATATCATCTAATTTTAAACCTAATCTATTAGCAGCTGATCTTACTTCAAACATATCATTACTATGTTTAACAACCCATCCCCACATTTTAGGAATATTTGCTCCTTTAGCATTTAAAGTTTGTCTAAGGTTTTCAGAAAATTCGTGCATAACTTTTGCAACCTTTATAATTTCTGGATTTTTTTCTGTTACTCTAGGTTTTTGTCCAAGTCTTTGTTCTGTTAAAGTAGGTTCAGCAGCAAGTTCTTGAACAGTTCTATTAACTATTCTTTGAGTTTTTTCATCCATATCTTTAAATAAAAGAAACACGCCTTCTTTTTTAAATGCTTGATTTGCTTCGGTAAATAAATTTGCTATTGCAGAAGTTTGTGCAACAGAAACTGAATCTCTTGCTCCAGTTATTTGATCGTTTGATCCTACTAATATTGAAGCTAATCCTTCAAATTCATTACCATCAAAATTAGTTAAAATTCTTTCTTGATATTTTCTTACTATTATTTCATCTTTTATAGCATTTATTTTATCTTTTTGTTTTTGAAGTTTCATTTGTGAAGTAACATCTTTAGCCACCGCATCTACATCAACTTCATTAATAGATGATAGTTTTTTTTCTGCCATTACTGTTTTTATCGTATTCATTATTTCTTCTTTTTTTACAGTTTTAATGGAAGATTTTTTTAATAAATTTTCTATTCTTGTTATGCAAATATTTTTAGCCATAATTATGTATTTCCATTTGTACAGTTAATAAAGTCTGCTACTGTTTCTTCAACTTGTTTTGAGTTTGCATTAATATCATCAAGAGCTTCTGTTGTATTTTTTAAAACATCTGGTATTCCCTCATTACCAAAATCTGTTTTTAAATTTAAACCTTGTTCTGTTTGTTTATTTCTTAAATTAAGTAAGTCTTGAGATTCACGATTTATTACAATATCATTTTCAGCAGAACTTAAATTATCAATATTTTTATTAACTGGAGTTATATTTGTATCATTAAAAGTATTTTTAGTAGTAGCTTTAACTTCTGTTGTAACTGGATTTGCTGTACCCTCTCTAATAACTGCATCTGCGTTTGCTGTATCTAAAACATTAACAGGGTTTTCTAATGATAAATCTCCTATTGCTTTTGCTAATAATAATTCTCTAGTTCTTGGATCAGTTTTTTCTAACTTCATCATAAACTCACCATTAACAGGATAATATTGATTATATAAATTTAACTCTGGCTCACCACCTTTACCTGCATCTAAATTTTCTTTATTTTTTATAACTTGTGCTTCAAATTTTTGAGCAGTACCTATATCTTTTAATGCACCAGCACCTACATGAAGTCCACTTCCAATAATTGTACCAAATCCAATATTCATAAAACTATCAACTAAATCATAATCAGCTTGTACTTTTTGAGCAGAACCATAAACTATAGGCTCTAAAAGTGTTGCACCTACAGCACCTTCTACTCCACCTCTAACTGCTCTTGCAGTTTTAAAACCTGTTCTTGCAGCAATAGCCGCAAATCTAGCTTGTCCAAAAACAGGAATAAATGAAGCTCCAATGTTTATAGGATCAAGAAAACTTGTACCAATACCTACCGCAAGTTTTGCAGCACCAACATAAAATCCACCAGATAAAGGATTCCAAGAACCTTTTGGACCTCTAGCCATAATACTTTGTCTTTCAAGTTCTTCTTTTTTTTGAGTTACCATAATATCAACAACTGATTGATACTCATCTTGCTCAAAATACAAACCTAAATTTGAATATTCTTTATTTAATTCTTTTCTGTTAATTGGAGATATGTCTTGTTCTTGAGACATACTTTTTGCATTTTCTAAATTGTAATATGTTTTTATAGATTGAAAAGGATTGTATTTCCAGTTATCTGAAGCTACTGCACCTAATGATTCTTTAAGAGTGGTTTTATATAAATCATAACCATTCTCTTGTGCTGTTTCGTTTATGTTTAATCCAAAACCAAATTGTGCCATGTTATTTTAAATTAGATAATTCATTTTTGTGTTTACCATTAATTCTTTTTTTTAAAATAGATTTAGTTTTACTGCTCCATTTTTCATCTTCAGCAAATCCTGTTGCTGCAATAGCATCTATAATTTTATCTTTACTTCCCTTACCTTCATTAAATAATTTTATTTGTTCTCTTACTTTTTTATATTTTTTAGATGTTTTTACCATACTTAAAAAATCTATAATAGAATCTTCAACTGTATTGTATTTTTTAATCATTTGATCACTATCTTTTGCTTTAATATGTGGAGTATTTTTATTAAATGTTTGAATGTTAAAAAGATTATTACTGCCTTCTTTAAAAAATCTAGATGTACCATATCCAGTTTCTCCACTATTTATTGCAAGTATAATATCACTAGGTATTATTTCATCTTTATTAATATCAAAAACTTTTTTTGCTGTAGTTAATAACCATTCTTGTTTAACAGGTTCTAAATTAGGAAGTTTATTATATTTTTGTGATAAATCTATTTCAGATGCTTCTGCAGCAGTTGAAAATACATTAGATATTTCTACAGTTGATGCACCAGAATCTTCTAACGCATTTTGCATTTCATTATTATCTAAATTAGTTCTTTGTCCAAAAGTAGTATTTTCTTGTTTCATTTTATCTGCATATCCATAGTAACCTCTAAATTGTTTTTTCTGTTGTTCAGTAGGAATACTCATATCAATTATAGTATTAGAACCACCCGGTAAAATTAAACTATCATCATCATAAGATACAAACAATTCTTCTCCAGCTTCATTTTTAAGTATACCAAAAGAATTACCAGTAAGAACAATACCAAAAACAAATCCCTCTCCATTGGGATGATTTCTCCATTCTCCATTTTCTATTATATTGTAATTCATTCTTTCCGTTAATTCTAAATCAGTTTTACCTTCTACACTTGATTCATAAGCCACAGGTTTAAAATGTTGTTTAACATAATTAAATTTTATATTTTCAAGTTTAGATATTGTAAAATCTCTTTGTTTTTGATTTATACCTTGAATATTTTTAGGAAAATAATAAGTATCTTCTATTTGATAATTATCAGAAAATAATAATGATGCTTCTTTAGCAGCGTTATTTACACTCATACCCGGATTGTTACGCATTAAATTAGCAGCATACAAAGATAAAGTTTCTTTTATTTGATCCATTTTTACTAATGTCTTACTATTATTAAATGGAGTATTTCTACTAATTATATTATCAATATCTTTAAAATCACTTTCAGAAACTATAGCAGCTCTAATTTTTTTTAAACTTATATCTGGATCATCTTGATCTGTTAAATAATTTGTTATTGCTTTTACTTTTTCTGGATCATCAAAACTCATAAATATATCAAAAGTTTTTGCATCTCCAAGAACAAGTGCAGATTCAGCACCAGTAGGTAAACCTGCTTTTATTAATTGTTCTAGTGCATTGCTTGATAAATCTCCATATTGAAATTCTAAACTTTGTAATTTAAGTTGTCTTTCTTTTGATTTACCTTCAAAACCTAAATCATTATATTCTTTTATAAATCCTAAAGCCATTGAATCTGACATAACTTTTTGATTTTCTAATGGTACACCTAATCTTTTTTGTTCTTTAATTAATTCTTGACCTAAAATTATTTGACTTTTTGATCTACTTTCTGCATTAGTGTCATTTTGAATTTCTTCAAATAAAGAATTAATATAGTCATTAGTGCTACGAATAAATTGTACTGGGTCTTTTATTAAATTTTCATTTCTTGTGTTAGCAATACCTATGTAATATTTTTCAATTTCTCTTGCTGGTATTTCCTCATACCTTTCATATGTATCATCTATAATATTTTTAAGTAATTCATTTACATCTTTCTGAGGTGATGTCATAAGAAGTGATGTATTAACAACAGAATCTTTCCTTACACTTTCTTCTTGTAACATTTTTTGAGCAACTTCTGCACCAAAAACTTCTTGTGCAAGTTTCATATTAAATTCTGGTGGTTCTTTTCCAACATCTTTCATAGCTAAATTATTTTTCCATTCTGTAGTTAATTGTTCTCTTATAACTACTGATGCTCTTTCAGTTAATTTTGTTCTTTGTTCATAAGTTATATCCGGTAAATTTTTTTCATCTTTTAAAAAATAAAATGCTGCTCTTGGAGTTTTTTGAACCATTTCAATTCCATCAAACATTTGTATTTCACTTGGAACAGAAGCTAACATTGTTTGTAATTCTGGAGCAGTTATTCTTGATTTATAAGAATCAATAATTAATTTTTCTGTATCTGTTTGTAAAGTTTGTTTATAAATACCCCCTTTTAAATATGCTTTTGAAAATAATTTTTCTTTTGAATCAACAAACATCCTATCTGCTTCAACTAAAATATTTCTTGATATTTGAGAATCAATACTAAATATTTGTTTTGATACATCAGACAAAGCTGAATTTGTAAACATTGTTTTAGCAGTTTGGGTAGTTGCTAATGCAGAATATTTTTCTATTAAAGCATTATTTTTTTCTTTTAAAAATTTATTTGCAGCTTCTTTATTTACAGAAAGTATTTTATCTTGATTAATTTGATCTTCAATGTCTGAAGTTTCAGACAAATAATCATTTTTTAATTTAAGTGCTTCTGTTCTATTTTGTACATCATTTTCTTTTATTTTAAAATCAACAACAGCTTCTGTTATAGGTGCTAAAGCACCAGCAAGAGTATTATTTAAACCCATTTGAATATTAGATGTAGTACCCGCTAATTGTTCTATTGATCCTTTGGCTGTGAATGTAGGTATTTTTGGCATTATGTATTTTTCATCCCGTATAATAATGAGCCTGTAGAAGCTACTGTATTTATTTGAGCTAGTCTAGATTCTTGTTTAGCCATTGTACCTCTAATTCTTGCAAAGTTTGCTTCTTCCACTCTCTTCTCCTCTTCT